CTGTCGTTTGCGCGACGGCTCTTTGACTTTTGATACCTATAAGGTTTCTGCTTCGCAAGTATCCAATAACGCTGAAGGTTCCGGCCTTCCCCGTTTTTTGGGTTCTTTGCATAATACTAAGCAGCAAACTTTTGATGGTCGTTGTATGGCTGTCCAATTGATGGATACCAAGAATCCTTATATTTTTGGTTTTCATCTTGGTGGAAATAAGAAGTTTTTGGCTGTTTCTGGTTGCTTGTCGAAGAAAGAAATCGATGATGCAATTTTTGAAATGACTAATATTTTGCCTGAGGCTTCTAATTCTAATTTTCCTACTCAGATGTGTGGAGTTGATGTGGTAACGTCTACTGACGTTCACGTCAAATGTCCAACACGTTTTCTGAATGTGGATGATTTGAATTCTGTTTCCGTTTATGGAACAGCTCCTGGTAGAGCAACGTATCGTTCTTCTGTTGTTGATACTGTCATTTCTGAAAGTGTCACGAGAAGATGTGGTATCCCACAGATGTGGGGTCCCCCTAAGATGAACGTTACTAAAGCTCATCGTGATGCACTTGTCATCGCTTCTAATGCTTCTTCTGGTTTTGACCCGGAAGCGTTGGATTGGGCTATTGAAGATTACGTATCTTCGATAATTACTAAGCTCAAGATGATAAATGCTGATATTAGGCCTCTTTCTCATATTGAGGCTGTTAATGGTATTCCTGGTAGAAGATTTGTGGATCGTATGGTTCGCAGTACCTCTATTGGATTTCCACGTACTGGTAGGAAGAGTAAATACTTCACGCCATTGGAACCCACTGAGGAATATCCGGATGCTGTTGATATGGATGATGAAAGCATGGAGGAAGTGGAACGTATGAGATCTTGTTATTTGAGTGGTAAACGTGCACATGTTTGTGCTCGTACCGCTCTTAAGGATGAGCCTACAAAGCTCACCAAAGACAAGACTCGTATTTTCTACGTACTCAATGCTTCTACCCAATATCTTATTAGAAAGTATTTTCTAACTATTTGTGCTGGTTTGTCAACCATTCCATTGGAATCTGGTTGTGCAGTTGGAATTAACTGTCAAGGTCCAGAATGGGATGAATTGATTTCTCATGTTACGCAATATGGTTCGAATAATATTTTCGCTGGAGATTATTCTAAATTTGATCTCCGATTGCCTGCTCAAGTGATTAGAGCTTCTTTTGAATGCTTTATTCGCATTGCGAAGGCTTTTGGTTATTCAGATGAGGATATCTTGATAATGAAAGGTTTGTGTGCTGATATTTCCAACCCGACTATTAGTTGGAATGGCACGTTATTGATGTTACAGGCCTTGCATTTATCTGGAAGTAGTCTTACAGTTTATATCGGTACTATTAGTAGCCAGTTAATGTTGCGTACTCATTGGTATGACCAATGGTATTCGACTCCAAAATTGACTGGTATACCTTATACCGTTGTCCCGGCATTTAGAGACTTTGTGTCTGCTATGGGATATGGAGACGATCTCTTCGGAGGAGTTTCTTCTAGGGTTTCTGACCTTTTTAACCATGTTACGTATGCCCGTTTCATGGCTAAGCATGGTATGTTGTTTACTATGCCTGATAAAGAATCAGAACCTGTGCCTTTAATGAATATTGACAATGTTGATTTCCTAAAGCGTAAATCTCGTTATGCATCCGAACTTGGATGTAGAGTTGGCGTTTTGGATGAGTTGTCGATTTTCAAGTCGCTTCATGCTGTTTTGCTTTCTAAGGATTTGACTCCTCAGGAAGCAGCTGCAATTAATATTGATGGAGCGATTAGGGAATTTTATTTCCACGGTAAGAAAGTATTCAATAAGCGTATAGGTCAATTACGTGAGGTTGCAAAGGATTGTGATCTTACTGACCGTTGTTCTAATTTGGACACTACTTTTGAGTACTGGACTGCTAAGTGGAAGCAGAGGTATAGGAATGGTCCTCCAGTTGATGACAGAGATGTCTTCAAACTGGATGAGATCGTTTTTATTGCCCCTGAATAAGTTTGGTGTCACCCTTTGTGTGGCCGGGCCTTGGACAAAGTCCCGTTAATGTATAAATGTCCCTTATGTATTGATTATTTTTATTTTACATGTTTATTTATGTGTGTATTTTAATTGTTTGCATATTGTGTTGTTATTTTTGTATGGTATTTTTATTTAGAGGAG